TAAGTAACAAATAAATAAAGTGGCGGCGTTTTTAATAAAGGAGAATGGTAATTTATGCCGGATAATTTAATCTCAACAACCTATAACAATATCTTATTCCAATTCACCAACACACCAACGTCCCCGCAACTTATTCATGAAATATTCAATGATAATTATAAAATATTCGAAAGGGGTCTGCAGTTCCAACCAGGCGACATCATTTTAGACATCGGCGCCAATGAAGGAATGTTCTCCATCCTTATGGCCAAACTATTCCCAGCCACCAGAATCCTTTCCTTCGAACCGGTGCCAAAAACATTCTTTACCATGATAAGAAACATCGGCCTGAACAATATCACCAACATCTATCCATATAACCTCGGGGTCGGCGGCAAGAGCAACAAGTCAGAAATAATCTATTGTGATAAAATCTACTCTGGAGGTTCGTCCATGGTAGTCAAACCCAATCCAGAAACCCAGGACATGATAAACATTGAAGTCGTGGCACTGGATGATATCTTCAACCCAACCAAATTCCCGTTCATCGACCGTGTAAAACTTCTCAAAATGGACATCGAAGGTGCCGAGTACGAAACCCTTTACAACTCCACTATCCTCCCGCGTGTTGACAATATGGTTGCGGAGTTCCATATTAATGATAGACTTACCAGTATGGGTTATGATATAAATGAATTAGCCACGTGGGCGGGAAGTCTAACGAATTTGGTTTACTTTGAGAAAATGAGGATGGCGGATTGAAATGTTATATGATGCCAATGGTAAAAAAATAGGAATTGATTATTCTAATCTTTTATTAAGGTCAGCACAAAATTTTCTTCTTAAAGAATTTTATAGGGAAAGTAAATTTCCGGTACAGTTATATGATGGCAATGGGAAGCCGGTTTCTAGCTCTGGCGGAACAGTAAAATTCAGAAGATATAATAAATTTAAGGAAGCGGATTGATAAAGCAGTATTCCGGAAAACTTGGAGAAGGGATGGGGATAAAAGCTATGGTAGACCTGAAACAAATTCCAACAAGAGTTCTTTGGACAATGGTAATCAGCATGTATTTCAAAATCATGGTGAAGAAAATAAAAAATAAATTCAGAGGGAGGAAGGGAGTATGAGAACTACAATTTTTAAATGTGATAGGTGTGGCGCAGAAGATAATAATGATAAGATTGATTTACAACCGGTTGGTATTTTTGTTGGTTCGAACCCAATAAGTTGGGTTGAGATGACTGGTGGATTTTTTAGCTGCGATTGGTGTAAAAAGTGCAGAGAAGAAGTAGGTCTCCCCCCAAGGGAAAAGATTGATAAACTTAACAAGACAGAAAATTATAAAGCTTTGGATAAAATTAAACTAATGAACTCTTCGCGTCTTGAAAAGATAATCAATATTTTTAAGAAGAGAGATAAATAACCATGGACAAACTTACAGTAGTATATGATGGCGGCATGATGTTCTTAGGCAGGTTAGATGGTAACAAACTCTACAATCCCAGAATCATAGTAGTAACTTCCGGAGATCCAACCAGCACCGATCAGGAGAAAAGGAAATCAATGGTCAGCCTGTCCCCTCTTCCTTTTCTGCCTCCATTCATCATCCTCAAAGACTTTACCTTCTCCTACCCGTTCCCAGATGACATCGAGAAGGGTGTATACGATTTGTATTTAAAAGTAACCAAACAAAAACCCTCTCTGGAACTTGTGTCATAACCCAGACCCGAACCTGAAACCATAACCTGAACCTGTACTAAAATTGGAGTTACTATGATTGGCGGAAGAGAGTAAAACATTTCAGGTCGTATATGATTATTCTGATGTACCTACTCTAAAACGGTTCGCATTAGATAATAGTCGGGTACGTATGGCTTTAGGCTGCTTTGGATCGGGCAAGTCTTCCGCATGTGTAATGGAAATCATAAGGAGATCGCATGAACAAAAAGCAGGGCCGGATGGTATTCGCCGTTCCAGATGGGCAGTTATACGCAATAGTTATATCCAGTTGCGCGACACGACAATCAAGACTTTCCATGATTGGTTCCCTCCAAAATTATTCGGTGAGTACCGTGTTACCGACCATGTTTATATCATTACTAAATTTCCAGGCGTCCACTTGGAAGTGTTATTTAGGGCTTTGGACAGACCTGACCAAGTATCCAACCTCCTTTCGTTAGAGCTTACCGGCGCGTGGTTCAATGAAGTAAGAGAAATTCCAAAAACAATTATAGAGGCTATGGATGGTCGTATCGGACGTTACCCTTCTGATCGTGATGGTGGCGCTTCATGGTATGGAATGATAATGGACACCAACCCCCCAGACGAAGGATCCTACCTCTATAAACAATTTGAAATCATCCGTCCGGACAATTGGAAAATATTTAAACAACCATCGGGGTTATCAGTCCATGCAGAAAATACAAAACATCTCCCGAAAAACTACTACATCAACCTTGCCAAAGGCAAAGACGAAATGTATAAACGTATCTATATTGACGGACAGTATGGGTACCTTGTCAGCGGGAAACCGGTATTCCAGTCATTTAGGGACAATATCCATGTCGCGCCCCATCAACTTGAACCGCAAAAGGGACTAGATGTGTTGGTAGGGTTCGATTTCGGACTTTGTTATGACGATCAAACAGAAGTTCTAACCAAAACGGGGTGGAAGTTTTTTAAAGATGTTACTGACAAAGATTTAGTAATGACAAAGAATTTTGAAACAAATGTAATTGAATATCAAAAACCAAGTAAACGTATAGTACGAGAATATGACGGAGATATGTATCTTTACGAAAATAATAACCTAAATTTTTGTGTTACTCCTGAACACATTATTCCTTGTAGAAAAAAATGTGGTCATAATGGTATAGACTTTAAAGGGGATTATAGATTAACAGCAGAATATTTATTTAATGAAACCTCGACGAATTACTCTATTGATTTATTATCTAAATGGAAGGGGAATTCTAAAGGATTATTTGGTCCATTAAAATGGGAATCCAGTATATTTGCAAACTTCATGGGATTATATCTAAGTGAAGGAAGTTGCGATAGAGTCCATAATAGAATAAGTATTGCTCAAAATAAACAAGATACTAATTTTCAAAGAATTTTGGATGATACTGGTCTTGATTGGAAACGAGGGAAAAGAGCGTGGAGATGTTCGAATGAAAAATTAAATGATTATTTAAAACAATTTGGTTATTCTAATGAGAAGTATATTCCTGATATAATAAAAAATATGGCATCAAGCGATATTGAGCGTTTTATAATGACATACACTAATGGTGATGGACATATTAGATTAAGAGAAAATGGTTCTATTGAACACACTATATTTACTATATCAAAACGTATGGCAGATGATTTTCAAGAATTAGCACAAAAAGTTGGTTGGTATGCAAAAATAAGAATAGTTAAACCGCAAGATTCTATAATATTTGAGAATGGCAAAGGAAGAGAAATACATAACGAAGGTGGATATTCTGTTACATTTAAAAAACGTGCAAAACAATCTAGGATGATAAAAAAATATTTCAGTAAAATAAAATATTCTGGGAAGGTGTATTGTCTAACAGTTTCCAATGGAACTCTTTATGTTCGAAGAAAATTTACACCAAGTTGGAATGGAAATTCTCCAACATGTGTTATTGGGCAAATAACTCCGTTAGGCCAACTTCAGATCCTTGATGAGTTAGTTTCGGATGGCATGGGATTGCGGCAGTTTTGTGAAAACCAACTTCTCCCATTGCTTCGCCTTAAATACTTCGGTATGAATGTCATGGGATACGGTGATCCATCCGGTACATCCCGAGCGCCAACAGATGAATCCACCTGCTTCGAAGTTCTCCAAGGACCGGAAGTCGGTCTTCGCAATGTTGTCCCGGCACCCACAAACGCCATCCTTCCCCGTGTGGCATCTGTGGAAAACTTCCTGAATAAAATGTATGCAGGAGAGCCCTCCTTTGTCCTCTCTCCCAATTGCCATTATCTTCGCAAAGCCATGAATGGTGGGTATCATTACGAGAAAGACCCAAGAAGTTTGGGTGAGGAATATAAAATCATGCCGGTGAAGAATTTTAGTTCACATGTGGCGGATGCGTTAGAAGAACTTTGTCTTTTTGTTAATGAGCGTGATATCCATGATAAAAAATGGAAGGAATTAAGTTCAAGAGTTAATTTAATAGGACATACACCAGTGAATTCACTCGGGGGATATTAAAATGAGTCAAACACAAACAGGAAGTTGTCCGATATGTGGAGCACCTATTTACGCAGAAAGTCCTTGGTGGAGTATATTGCCACCCCCACCAATTTATACTTGTATGTGTACGGCAGATAGACGGAGGGTAATAACCACAACATCAACATCAACACTTGAGGGGAATAAATCTCAGGAGAAAGTCAATGGATGAAATAAAATCAGAGCTCCAGGAATCAAAACGTAATTCAGAAGTAATGGTGTCCTTCGGGTCGCGTCTTTATAATCAATTCACAGCTAATGAAGGATTCCGGTTTGCCAAAGAGCAACAGTGGCTGGAAGACCTCCGCGCGTACAAAGGACTCTACGACCCAGATGTAAAAATCTCTGCCAATGCTTCTAAAGTTTACCCCAAATTAACCCGTTCAAAAGTCAACATTGTCCTCTCCCGACTCCATGAAATGTTATTTCCCGAGAATGATAAAAACTTTGAAATCAAACCAACTCCTGAGCCTAAAATATCTCCGGAAACCGTCAAACAGATAGTAGAGAATCTTATCCAGCAAAAGTTAATGGAAACTCAAATGGCCATGCAGGAAAAACAACTTGGAACAGTTCCCGGCCAACCTCTGCCAGTAAAACCAGTATCAATTGAAGATGTTCGAATGGCCATTCAAGTGTATGCCAAAAACAGTTGTGAATCCATGTCTAGTGTAATTGATGATCAGTTATTCGAAATGGATTATCCGGAGGAAACCAAAAAAGTTCTCAAGTCCGGCCTCCTTTATGGAACAGGTATTATGAAAGGTCCCATGATCAACAAACGCACCAAGCATAAATGGGAACCAAGCCCCAATGGTGATTACCAGGAAGCCAAAGAAACAGAAGATGTTCCTTATTTCGAAGCGATTCGTATCTGGGATTGGTATCCGGATATGACTGTCACCGAGATGTCCATGATAGAGGGAAGTTGGGAACGCCATATAATGTCCAAACATGATATTCGTGAACTGATTGACCGGGAAGATTATTATGGGGATATTATAACCAAATTCCTTACCGAACATCCAAGTGGTAATTATACTGCTAAGAATTGGGAGATTCAACTTCAGACCATAGAAATGGAAGCCGGAGCTAAGAAGACTGCCACGACATCTCCATACACAGAAACCAACGAAACCAGTAGGGCAACCAATCGTCAAATTGGAAAAAAGTATGAAGTACTTGAATTTTGGGGATATATTGATGGTTCTGATCTTGAGGCATGCGGAGTGAATATTCCAGATCCAACTTTAGAATACGCTGCAAATGTCTGGATGATAGGAAAAACTATCATTAGTGCAAGATTGTTTGAAGGTGCCCTCAACCGCTACAAATTATTCTATTATGAAAAAGATGAAACAAGTTTGTACGGAGAAGGGTTGGCTCGTGTCATGCGCCATAGTCAAATTGCTGTTGCTTCCTCTGCTCGTATGGTATTGGATAATTCTGCTGTAATTAGTGGACCTCAAGTGGAGGTAAACTGGTCTCTTCTTACTCCCGGACAGGATATGTCTTCCTTTTACCCTCGAAAAATATGGTAT